CGATGCTCACAGCGCCCGCCCAGGCCCGCCGAGATAGACCGCTGCCGGCCCGGCCATGCCCTGCTCGTCAGGCGCTACCAGCCCATCCTCGTCAACGTCATAGGTGAGCTTGAGCCGTGACCACTCCTGATCGTATCGGCCCAGGTGATGCTCTGCCATGTCTGCCCACTTGCCGTCACCGACCGAAGACGCCGCGTCATTGAACAGCAGGTAGGCCGCAAGGTGGCGATGGGCATCGAAGAGGGCGAAGTCGCTGATGATGAGGTAAGGCCGGCGACCGGCAGCCAGCAGGCGGCGCTGGATCATGTCCCACGCCTGATCGATAAAGTCGCTCAGCGTCTGGCCCGAAGCCAAGAGCGACGCAGCGTCTTGGTGGATGGCGGTCAGGTCTGAGTCCACGACCACCGGGTGCAACTCGCGGCGCACCAAGGCGGCCGGGCGCTGAAAGGTGTGCGTGTCGCCCGCCAGCACCAGCGACCAGACGATCAGCCAATTGTCTTCGAGTGCCAGCGTGTCCGGCAGGCTCGCGGCGGTGACGCTGAAGGTGGCGATGTTCGCGGTGATGGTGACTGCCGAGGCGTCTACCAGCACGGAGCCGTCGCCCTTGTAGATCGTAACCGTCCCGCTGCTCGGCGCGGTGAGCGTGCCGGCATCGTAGACCGGAGCCTCTATCAGTTGGGTCCGCTCGCGGACGAGGAAGTCGGGCGAGCCGTGCTTGTGGGTGTATCGCGTTTCCTGCGGCATTAGGGCATCTCCGGTTGCGGCCACCAGCCATCCGCGCGCATCTCGGCTTGCGTATACAGGCCGCTGCGCTCGGTGTCGGTGAGCAGGGACGCCAAGTCGATCTTGCTGTTGCTGCCCCAACTCCAGACGGCAGCCGGCACGGGTAACGCGCCGCGCCCGTCTGCGTGGCTGAGAGCGGCTACAACGCGCTGCGTGGCTGTCGCCTGACGCGGGTACCCCGTGGCGGCCGACAACTCAACCTCGCGGCCCTGGGCGGCTGCTGTGGATCCAAGGACTAGATACCTCACGCCGTGATCCGGTATCGATCAAGCAGGTACGACTCAAGGATCGCTGTCTCCTCCTCAGGCAGAGCGCCGTCGAAGATCAGGAACTCGGAGATCCCAGCGTCGAGCCACGTCCAGTTCGCGCTCACGTTGTCGGAACCCTTGCCGATGGTGATGTCTGTCGCTGAGGACTGAATTGATCCAGCAGCCGCGATGGTCGATCCGGCCTCGCCGTTGATCCTCAGCGTGAGATCGCCGGCCTCACAGACGGCCGCAGAGATCAGCGCCTCGCCCGCAGCTACGCTGCTGGGCCCGTCCGCCTGCTTATATTCTGTTCCGTTGTAGAACCCAGCCCGCGCAATGGTCCCGCTGGGAATGCCGAAGCCAGCATAGGCCCAGCCAGCGGGCTGAGTCGTCCAGACGGCGGGTTGCCCATGGTAGTACCACGAGCCGGTTGTGCCAGCCGTCCAGCCCTCGCAGACCACGACGACCACAGTCCAGTCGTCATTGGCGGTGACGGTGCCGTAGAGGTCCGGGCCGGACATCTCATCGTCCGATCCATCGAACAACAACCCAGGCCGCCCACCCTGCGCGGCGGGATCTAATGACGGCTGGGCGCTTGCAGTCGCCTGGGCGAAGTCGTTGCCGTTGCCGCTCATGTCTTCCCAGCCAGACACGCCCGATCCATTCTCATCGACCCCGGCATCGGCTCGGCACCAAAGCAGGCAGTCAACAGACAGGCCGCGAGGGTCGAAGCCCGGCGCAGGGTGGTGGGTCCGCACCGATAGGCTCGGCACCGGGTGCGCTTGCTTCGGATGCTTGCGGTAGACCGCGCCCATGTTACCTGCCGTTGTCGAGGTAAAGCGTCACGTCTATATCAGTGCCAGCCTGCCCCGGTGTGACCGTCAGGAACGGTTGCTCAAAGAAGGGGATCGGGCTGGCGAGCATGTCGCTGAGCGTCTCCTCGTCTGAGTTGAAGGCGAACTCTACCGAGTACAACTCCTCGCCGCCGCTTGCCACCGCTGTGGTGCTGTCCTTGTAGACCTTCACCGTTACGTTGTCGCCGGCTCCTGCGGTGTTATCCGTGAGCGTGGCTCGCACGCCCAGGATCCTCCCGATTGGGATCACGTCGCCGCCACCCTCAGTGACTGCGGTGGCTGTGCTTTCGCTTGCGGCCTGAGCCGTAAAGCTGAGCGTGTCGCCGTTCTGTAGTGCCATGATCTAACCCTCCTGGGTGGTGGATTAGGTGAGGGCCAGTTCGCCGTCTTTGGCGGTGCCGTCTGCGTACTTGAGGCGAACCATGAGCTTGTTCGCGCCCTCGTCGAGGTAAAGAACGATCTCGTTGTTGTCGATCTCTGCGTCGGTCGGTGCTGAGCTTTGCAGAGAGACGAAGACCTCCGAAGAGTCATTGACCTTCACGCCGTGATTGATGTGCTTAGTGCCTTTAGCCATGTTACCCGCTCCTATGGAGGCCCTCGCGGGCCGGGTGTTTAGTCTCGCCTATGCCCCTTCGGGCGCTCTGATTTCTCGCCATGGTACACGGCCCTCACCGCTTTGCGGGCCTTATCTCTGGCCCAGCGTGGATCGGCTCCGTGCTCGATAGAGCGCCGGATCAGCGCGTCCATCGTCTTGCGTCCTTCGGGATGCTCGCCGCTCATGGGCTGGCGTCTCCCTGCATGCGCTTACCCTTGACCCGGCGGCGGGACTTTGGCTTCTCATCGCTCAGGTGCGCGGGCTGTGCTGTAACCATCGCATCGAGGCGGGCACGCTCTCGAACGAGTCGCCCTGCTACTACCTGATTGTGCGGCGCTGTTGCTGCGCTGCCTTCGAGCCTCTCGACTCTTGATTCTTGCTTGTGCATCTCTAGTTGATAGACCTGCTTGCTCATCGGTGAGCAGATCCCAGAGGTCACGAGGTGCCGCCGGAAGTCGCGCCAGCCCTCATCGTCATGGTCCCAGAAGACGCGCCCGCCGACGATGCTGGCCTCGTCCCATATGCTGAGATAAACGCGCCCGCGTCCTTGCTTGGGCACCTCTTGGACGTACCACTTGAAGTCACCTAGCCGATCGTCGCTCGGTCTCACGACGTGCCATCCGTTGCGGTTCATCTGAGCAACTGCCAGATCTGTGCCGCCTCCGTCGGTGACTCCGTTACAGCCGGGATCAAGGTGCAGCTTGGACGGCACTGGCAACCACTCGCCATCATCAAAAGACCAACAGTGCGGATGCACCATGAACCAGAACCGAGCGCGAGCCTTCACGCTGCGCGGCAGCTTCTGCTGCTCGCTTGTGGCTGTCTCTGTGACTCGCTGGCCTATGATTGCTGACATGTGATCTCGTTCCTCCGGTTGTGACTAAGGCACCGGGCGAGCGGAGGAAGGCCCGCCCGGTGCCGTCGTCTAGTTGCTAAGCGTCGGTTGTAATGTTGACGCCTCGTGCGTTCTCAAGCAGCCCGACGGCCACAAAGGCGTGGCCGACTACCCGGCTGATGCCAGGATCGCCCGCTCTCACGAACTCCGCATAGACGGGGCTCTGAGACGGTGCGGCAATGCTGCCCGCCATCGAGCCGCGTGCACTGGCCTCGACATAAGCAACGCAGCCAGGACCGAACATTGCGCCGATCCGATTGCCGCCGCTCGATGTAATCGAGTCACTGGAAAAAATGTCACACCCCAATAGGTTTCCCTGATAGCCGGGACCCTTGATCGCTAGCTGCTCAGCGGTGCCGGGCATGAACTGCATGGCTCCACCTTCGCTTCGAAGCGAGGTGCGGAGATCCGTCACCTGCACAGGCGCGAGGACTGCCGTCCAGGGTCCACCAACGAGGGCTTGCTGGAGTGTCGCGGTCGCGCTGTAGAAATCATCAACGGTCATATCAGCGCCAGAGGTGCCAACGTTCGCGGTGATGGTATCGGTAGCAGCGCAGACCAGATCGGTGAAGCGCAACTCATAAGCCTGAGCCATCTTCGCCGCGAGCCCCTGAAGGTCAAGCTGACCGGGTGCGCCGACGATGCTGTGAAGGTCGGACATGCCGAAGCTGATGATCTGGTGTGCCACTGTCAAAGAGACAGAGCCAACGGTCACGGCGGTGTTGTCGTTCGCGGTCGTCTCGTCACCGCCGCTCTGTGCAGCCATTGCAAGATCAAAGTCAACCGTTCCGGTCGTCAGCGTGGCAGATCCAGATCCGCCGATGTCGCCCAAGTTGGTCGCCACAGCGCGGAGGCTGGTCGGGTCCATGAGCAATTCATGGAGCAATTTATTGTAGATCTCCGAGGCGCGTGTGTCAGCGCCTGATCCAGTTAGCGTGATTTCATTAGCCATTGTGAGCAGTCCTTCGGCGCAGTGCGCCCGTGTGTGTTAGTCGATGGCCCTTTGCGCCCGTGGACTGCCCGGCGGCGGCGTGGCCTGTGTGCCCTCTCCCCTAGCGCCCGATTGTGCCCGGCGGCGGCGTGGAAGGTGGCGGGTTAATGCTAGGCACCTTGCGGCGCTGGTGTCAATGATTCAGTGCCCGCCCTTGAGGTCTGCCAGCACCTGGGCCTTGTTGGCCTTCCACTCTTCGGCATTCATGTTGGCATACATCCCCGGCGTATAATTCTGCGGCGCGGGCGGTGTCGGCTGTGCGCCGTTGTTCGCCATCGGCTGGGCCGGGGCTGCCACCTGCGCGGGCTCTGCTGGCTCTGTGGCGGCTGCCTGCTGTGGGGTGAGGTCTGCGATCATGCCCTCGCGGTTGGCTTCCCACCAGTCGCCCCACGGCTTGGCCTTGTCGCCCTCTGCCTTGACGTGCTGCTGGTGCTGGAAGAGCGCGAAGTCCCGCACGCTGCCCTTAGTTACACCGGCCTCAAGCATGCTGATATGCGCGGTGCTGGTGGCTGAGCCGCTGGCAAGATCGGCGCGGGCGGTGTCGAGCTCGGCGCGCAGATCGCCGATGCCTTCGACCTGGGCGCTGAACTGATCGCGCTCTTTGGTGAGCGTCTTGATCTGCGCCTGCACGTCGCTGAGTTGCTCGGTAAGCGTCTTGCGCTGAGCCTCGGCGGCCTTGCGCTTTTCGACCTCGGCCTTGAATCGCTCCTCTGGGATCGTTGCGTCTGTCATCTACTCAGCTCCTGTTGTGGGGAACAGTGCCCGCTCTTGCCGCACGCGCTCAAGCCACGCGACGGCCTCTTCGCGGTTCCAGCCTGGATTCTCGCTGATGACCAGATCGACAACCGACCGGGTGCCCATCTCGATCCCGGCCTTCGCCTCTTCGATCCGGGCCCTGCGCTCGTCGGCGCTCAGCGGGATGTTCTGGTAGCGCAGGTTGTAGCCGGCCTCTGGCAGAGAGGTGCCGGCCATGGAGTTGCTGAGCGCAGCAGCCAGTGCGACGACCTTCCGATCTCCGGCCTCTAGCTGCGGCATCATAGCCCGCTGGCGCTCGCGTACCGACTCCCGCTTGAGGCTGATCGCATAGCCGCTTGCAGCGCCCGCGCTCTGCTGCAGGTCTGCCGGGCTCAGGCCGATGCTCACCAGCCCGTTCTGGGTGTAGGACTGGATCGCCATCTGCAGCCGCTCAGGGTCGCAGCCGGCAGCCCACTGCAGGGCTTGGACTGGGCCGCCTGAGTCGCTGTCAATCATGAGCATGGTTGTCGGATCGTTGGAGACCTCGTGGCGGTTGCCTCGGGCGCTGCCCTTGATCGACGTGCCGCGGATGCTGCCGCCGCTGAGCCCGCGGATCGGGTGGCTTGCGTCTCGGATGCAGTAGCCGAGGAAGGTAACTAGGGTCGCGACCGTGAGCGTAAGCTCGGCCATCTCGGACCCGGTGTAGGCGTCCCACAGTCCAGAGCCGCCGCCCTCGGCGTGATACAGCACGTAGGGCAGCACAGCCTCGCCGCCGACTGTGTAGGGGTACTCTGCCCCGCTGAACTCAGCGCCCAGCACTTCGGTGGTGATGTCGGTCGCCTTGGACACGTCCGGGCCGTTAGGCTCTAGCACGCGGTAGGTGGGATCCTGTGGATCGCGCACGTCCAGGACGTCCCAGGTCCACTTGGCCTCACGCTTGCCGCCTCGCTCGATCGTCCTGATGCGGGCCTCGACCACGACGGCAGGATCTGCCGGATGGTCAGGCGCGGCCGAAGCCCACACCATGTCAGACGGTACAACGCGGAACTGTGGCCCGGAGTCTACCCAGGCGACGCGCACCAGAGACTCACGCATACCCACCACTTGCCGCTGATTGCGTCCCAGCACGGACCAAAGCTCAGCGGCGCGGAGTGCGGCGCGGAAGTCGTCCAGGCCGCCCTCAGCCACGTCAGGGTGCTCAAGGGTCGGAGCGCGTGAGTACAGTTGGCTCAGTTGATCCACCAGCGAGCGCAGCGGGTTGCGGGTCATGTCCCGATAACCAAGCCGCTCGGCGGTGCCGGCCTGGAAGAACTGGCCGATCCTGTCGTCGAGGTCTTGCCGCCACCAGCCTTCCAGGATCCGGCGGCGCAGGCGCGAGTGTTCGCGGCGGGCGTCGTCGCCTGGGTCTGGTAGCGGCGGGCGCTGTTGCTGTATGCGAGGGTCTGCGAGATGGCGCAAGGCTTGTGCTCCTACCGTACGCGCAAAGACTGCAAGCCACCGCTGCGGGTGTCAAGGAAAGAGCGCCCGATGTAGCGCGCTGCGTCGAGGGCGTGTGTTAGTTCGCGGTTGGCTGCGTCGCCGCCCGGCCCTCGCCAGTGGCGGAAGCCGTTGATCAGATGCTTGCAGCGAGGGTGCACCTTGAGATCGCCCTTGACCATGGCGGCATGTAGCAGCCGGGAGGTATAGATCACTGAGCCCGGCCCCTTGCGCGCTGGCCCGATGCGGAAGGGCGGCGACGACTCAGGCCGCCCGCACTGGCGAGCTAGGCTCTCCGTCATCAGCGCGTTGATCCCATAGCCGGCCTGTGACTTGCCGGCGCTGTTGTGGTCGCCCACTGCGACATCCACCGCCTCGGGCTGCAAGCCGGCGCGCTCGATCATGTCGAGGATCGCCATCGCGTCCGCGTCAATGCCGGTGTGCCCTGGGCTGACGTACTCATCGAGGAACCAGATCCGCGGGTGCTGCCGGTCGCTGCGATCCACCGCCACCAGCAGGGCGCACTCCTTGCCAGCGTCCTCGCCGTGGTCGATGCCCAGCCCGATCTCTACCTCGCCGGTCGGCATGTCCTCGCTGACCATGGACGGATCCCAGCTTGCGAAGTATCGATCCAGGCTGTCCGCTTCCCATGCCCCGCCGATGACCTGACTGCGCTGGCTCGGCAGGCAGACGTTGATAGCCTCCTCGACCTGGGCCTCACTCATCCAGGGGCAGGCTTGGACCGACAACGAGAAGTGGGTTTCGCTCAGCACACCGCGGGTTACCTCATCCTTGAGCCATGCCACCGGGCGACCCACCGGCGTGAGCGTGAGATACATGCTGCCGCCCGTCTGCACCAGCCGTGACGCGCTCTCTGCATAGGCCGTCTCGGTCGGTGGCTCATCCACCCACACCACGTCAAGGGTCGCAGACGCCAGGGCCAGCCGATCCTGCTCGGCGGTGACGAACACGATCCGCGATCCGTTATTGAAGCTGACCGCGTTGTGCTTGAAGCCCCGCACCGGGTGAAAGCTGCAGTCTCGGCTGAGCATCTGCGGCGTAAGGAAGGCGTGCACCTTGGCCTGCACCACCACCGACTGCCGGAAGCTATGGCACAGCACGCGCACCTCAATCGGCGGCGGGCGGGTGCGCTGGTACGGGTGCCGGCCGATGCAGCGGCTGACAGTCTCATAGGCAGCCACCAGCGTCTTACCGCTCTGGCTGGGAGCCCTCAGCAGGCGGAACCGTGCCGGGTCCTCTAGGAAGGCGAGGTGCGGCGGGCCTGGAGTGTACCGCGCCAGGGGCGACGCCCTCAGCCTACGCAGGGCTGCCGCTGCGCTCACTCCTCGCCGCCATCCTTCAGGGCTGCGATCTGCCGCAGCTCCTCGGCGCTGAGGTCGCGGGCAAGCTCGGCCAGCAGTTGCGGCCTGTCGAGGGATGCCACGTCGTCGTCAGCCTCGGGAGGCGGCCTGTCCAGCCCTACAAGGCGCTGCTCAAGGTTCAGCATGGCTGAGGCTGGCCCATGCTTGCCGGCGTCGAGGGCTGCCCGGCAGTGGCCTCTGAGCCGGTCTAGGAACTCCGCCCTGCGCTCTTCCAGGTCGCGGGCTGATAGCTCGACCTTTCCGCGCTTGATGATGCGCTCCCGGTAATCGTAGATGGCGCGGGTGGATAGGCCCAGGTCTGCGGCAAGGTCCAGGGCGATCTGCATCGACCAGCCGCGATCGCCGATCCGCTGCTGCACGATCGCCATGCGGCGTTCTACCTCTGCTGCTGATACGCCCATGCTGCCCCTATAGCGCGAGTTCAGTTTCAAGTGTATGCACCTTCGCGCCAGTGTCCAGAACCAGCAACGCCCGCCGAAGCGAGCGAGGTGGCCCGGGCGGGGTTGGTGGGTTAGGCGATCGTCGTCGCAAGGTTAATGCTGGCAAAGGGATCGTCTCCGGCGGCAACCGTCAGCAGTCGCGAGGAGCGGCCGG